TTAAGGTAGTTCCGCATTGTGGTTCAACTGTATTTACTTCTATTTTACTCATTATACTATTACCAACGTTCCTGTTATTGTGATTGTTGCCGGAATAGAAATTGGACCAGCTAAGACACCACTCTCAATTGTTTGAGTGACATTCAAGCTGGATGCTTGATTGTTTATAAAATCGTTAGCGCCTGTTGCGCCTCCAACATACTGGATTCCATTTACTATTGCCGTCATAATTCTCCTTAAGAACTAATTGTATCAATATACGAAGTAACAATATCAACGGAAGATGCAACATCACTGACTGCATACAAATCGTCTCCACTTTTAAGAACAATTTTAGCGCCACCTTGAATTAATTCAATTGCAGAATTTGGTGGAACGCTCACATCTTTAGCGATGTAATAATTATTTCCGCCATTCACAATATAAACATCCAAAGCAATAGTTGAAGATGCATGTACATTACAACATCTAATTCCTATTACGGCGTCATAGTTTCCTGCATCCAACAATAGTTGGGCTACTGTTCCTACGTTTCTTTGTATATCGTTTCTAAAATCTTGTGCCATATTTTTTCCTTATAACGCCACGGCCATTGCTAATGCAAAGCCAGCTGACGCTGCTCCTACTGGGTCGCCGCTGTTATCTAAATAAACTGTTTTACTCGCGGGCATAGTACAGAATACATCTTTAGTACCAGCTGCAAAATCTACTGCTGAATCAGAATTAGAACTGGAGAGAACTGTAGTTCTAGTTAAGTTTGCACTTGAACCATCTAAAGTTCCGTAACCAACTTCCCATTCTGTTGTACCAGTATTAAAAATTGCATAGTAAGTTGTATTACTATTTCCAATTCCTGCTGCAAAAGTTTCAAAACCAGTTACTGCTGATCCAAGTGCCATAGCACCTGTACCAGTTGTAGTACTAGTTTCTTTTACTCTGTCATTTATTACTAAAGCCATTTTAATTTTCTCCTATTAAGCCATACTTATAATTGCATCGCCAGGTGTGCTTGGATCAGGGAAAGAAATTTTAAATGTACCATTAGTACAAGTTTTACTTCCACCGAAATCTAACACCACACATAATTTATCTGATTTATCATCATTATAAATTGTTCCAAAAGCTGCTGTAATAGTAGCTGAAGTCCACGTCGAATCCGCAAAATCACAAGTAGCTACTGCACCTGTAGACACAACCGCATTACCAGTCAAAGCATTTCCGCCAGCGGTATAATTACTACCACCACCCGAACTTTGCTCATTAGTTACTACATAAACAGTACTAGATGTGTTGTAAGGATTTGAAGTGTACAAAGCTATTTTAAAACTATCGCCACCAGAAGCAAAATCATGTGTTCCTGAGAATAATTCTCCACGGAATGCATAAGGTATTACGTTTGCCATATTTTTTTATCTCCTTAATAAGTTGATGGTGATTCAGATTTAATTGGAAGACGAATAACCCCATCTTGATATTCGTTTCTGCGTCTACGACCCATTTGTTCAGTCGCGTACGTTTCTAATGCTTCTTTATAAGCCTTATCGTAGTATTGTAACATATCCATCGGTCCTTTCAAGTACCCATATGCATTTACTAGACATGCGTATAAAAGAAGGTCTGGATACTTATTGGACATATATGTCCCAGTTGCAGACTTGGTTGCATCTGTTAAACTTGTTGGTTCTTTATTATAAGCTAAAGTAATTGCGTAAGCAGTATCAGGAGTAGGTGCCACCACCCAGTTATCTTCATCCCAATTAGCGTAATATTTAGGGATATTAGTTGAAGAAGAACTTGGTGTTGAATAGTATTCAGCCATAAAACTAGGATCTCTTTGTTCTAAATACACCTGATCTCCATCATCATTGGTTAATTGAACATATCTAATTACCCTTAAATCTGAAGGAATAGACACATATCTATTTCCAATAATACAGGTTGATGTAGCATAGAATCGTTCTAAATCAGCATCAAAAGCTCTATAAATTCTACTCTCAGCATTTATTATAAATTTACTTAAAACGCTGGAACTGAAAACAGAACTATCTACTTCTGTGTAGTTTTTAATATCGTCTTCTAAATTTGTTAATGTGTATGTTATTCCTGCAGGCATATTATTGTGGTCCTATCGCTTTTAAGGTTACTGGTCCAGAAGATACATTATACCCTCCACCGCTAATTTGTCCAGTAGTTGCTGTCCCTCCGCTACTAAAATAAAACCAGTTAGCTGGGGTTTGTAATAGTCTTACGGTTGCTCCTGTATTATGGGTAGCTGCTGTAGATCCAAAAGCTCCACGAGTAACTCCTGTTAAAGTGTGTGTACTAACTCCAGTATAACTAATAATCTCATTATCTACTAAAATCCCCCATGTAGGTGTTCCATTAGGATTTGTAATTGTAGGTTCTATTACACCAGTTGATACTCCAGTAAAATTTGTACCACTAGTTAAAACTATAGTAGTTGTAGAAGCATCTAATGCTCCATTTAAAGTTGTTGTAGTAGAAGTATATTTACCAGGATAAATTGTAAATCCTGCAGCTTTACAAATAGTGGCTCCAGTAATTCCATCGATGTTTGCAATATTACTAAACTGTGGATCAGTAGAAGCAGCCGAACTAGTTGTTGGAGATCCTCTAAATCTTATTGTGTCTCCATAACTTCTTTGATGATCTACCGAATATGTATTTATAATTCCTGAAGCCGCAGCGAAAGTAGTTAAAGGATTAAAATCTAAAAATCTTAATGATTCAGGGGAAGGTTGTTGAGGTCTTGTTTTTGGTAAAGCGGTTGGATCAGCTGCACTTGGTTTAGGGTCTAATTGTGGTTGTTTAGATTCGAACTCAGAATAATGTACAAACAATCCATTCCATTGTGTAACCATTTCATTCCATGGAAATGATTGACCACTAATGTCTGATACTGCTAATGCAAATTTTCCTTGTGCATATCTTGCCATAATTAAACACTTGGATAGTAAGTCTTAGGTGTAACATACGTACTGTTACTAGACCCATCCGCTGCCTCCGCTCTTAAGATTTCATCTTCATAAAGTAATTTTAAATTTTGTGTTCTTTCAGGATTGTATTTCATACTAATATAGTATGCTAAACCTGCACACATACATGGAATATAATAATAAGGAACGTCAGCTGCATTTGTATATGCACCTGCATCGTCTATTCTACTCATGTAGTAAAATTGAACTCTATCTCCAGCCTGACTTGAACTTGGAGTTGTATATAAAGTGATTGTAACTTTATCTATAAATCTTTGAACCCAATACTGCGAAGGTTGTCCTTGAGCTAATTTATTTGATAAAGAAGAATAAGTTGATCTTGAAATTTTTGTTAGGGGACTATCTGATTGACTAGTTGTACCTGCACTGCTTCTATAGGATGCTTCAAAAACATCGTCCGTACCATACAAAGCGGCACCTGCACTATTTAATAAAGTTGAAGTTCCGTCTGCGCTAGATCTATAACCAATATATTCATTGGTTCCAGCCACAAGAGTTAAATATCCATCTCCAATTTCCCAGAGATGAATTCCTCTGTTAGCCCACTCTTGAAACATTATATTTAAAGAGCGTCTAGCTGTTTTTAACTGGTAACCAGCAACTCCTCTAATACCACATCTCTCAAAGGCTTCCTCAATAATATCGTCAATTGCGAACGTCTTCCCGAAAGTTGCTGTTCCGGATGTAGTGTTAGCCATTTACTCTCCTTATGATTGCCAGACAATAGTTACAGAATCACAATTAGTTGTTAAATCAACATAAACTCCATCTGGACATAAAATTCCATTTTGTGGAATGTATGTGTCAAGACAATCAGATCCAGCTGCACTTCCAAATTTAGCTTGGTACACAATATTAGCTCCCACTACTGCTGTGCCATTATAAATTTTTATAAGACCACCTGCTCCACTTGGATTAGCTTGAACAGCTTTTATTCTTGTTCGAGCAAGATAACTTCCACTACCCGTGTAAGTTTCTAATTTTCCCGAAGTCGTTCTTGTTGACGATTTAACATCAGTTGCATCGAATGCCATAGTTTTCTCCTTAAAAAGTGCTCCCGAAGGAGCACCTAATTAGTTATTAGCTTAAGTTATTATTTTGTTGATACAAAATAGTAGCTCTAATTTCACCAGCACTTGTAGCACCAGTACTCGTCCACGTCAGTTTGATGTCTGCAGTTCCTGTATCAGCCCAAGCCAATGCACCACCAGCTTCTGTTGTTGGATATGCTCGTCCAACTCCTGAAGCGATTGTAACTGAATATGAGTTAAGCAAAGAGGTGTTCCCACCAACTGTATCTCCAATACTGAAAACACATGTAGCACCAGCCATTACTGTAGGCTTGTCAAGTACTATATCAATGATTTGTGAGTTAGCTGGAATAACGACAGTAGTTGTATTTGCAGCAGAAGCTCCACTCGCAAGAGTAGTGCCTGTTGAAAACGTTTGTGCCATTACCACTTGTCCTGTGTTTTTAATATTTGAACCAAGTGTAGTTCCAGTTGTGTTTGAAATCGTTCCCGCTTTTATCGGTCCCGAAAATGTAGTTGTTGCCATTTTATAATCCTCCTAGATTATGTAGATCTAGTCTCTAGGCCGTCGACT